ATCTTCTCGCCAGATCCAGCAGCAATGCGCTTACGTTTTGCGTGGATATTAGCGTATAAACCCTTCTTCGGCATCCTATGCTCCTTCGCCCCACTGGACGCATTTGTAATCTGTTGCGCGGTATGCAGGAAACATCTGCTGCGCGTATTTCAGCCCGCTCGGTATGGACTGTATGCACTGGCTCTCGCTCTGCATCACGGGGCTGCCAAAAGAAAAACAACCACGCTCAACGCTGCAAAGCAAAAGCAGCGCCGTCCACATCACTTCTTCTTCTTCGCGTATGACACCTTCTTGCCAGACTTCTTGGCAGCGGCCTTGGCTTTCGCCATACCTTTAGGCGTATATGCGTAGTGCTTTGATCCAACTTTAGGCATCACAAACTCCATAAATTACGCGCAGCGTAACATATTGAGCGAGATTAGGCTATACCGCGCAAGTTCCTGCGTATCGCGCCACGCCAAGACAGCATAGGGCCTGACAATGCTGTCGCTGCATCTGACGCCATAGTCAAGCAAACAGCATCAGCCAAATCCGGCGAACGCAAGCCACGCTTACGCATGCTATCTTTGCTCTCAGCTTGCATCTTGCCGGACGAGGTAAAGCTATACCGTATGGCCGTCAAATCAGCCCGCAAATCATCATCTTCCGGCAGCTTACACGAACGATCCTCTAGCCACGCCTTTGTCTTAAACCACAGCTCAGTACGCAAATTATTATACGTCTCGCCCATGCTGGGAGCCTCGGCAACATTCACACCACGCACAGGCGCGCCTAGCTCACGCAACCTATCAACAACACCACCACCAACGCCAATGCTATCTACAAGTATCTCGTCAGGCTGCTGGCTGGGCGGCAACGCCTCATACTCAGCCATCACCCTGCCCACAGTCTGCATTAGATCCAAGCCCTGCCACGACTTAACTTCAGTTATAACATTTGCCTCGCGCTTACAAAACGCCGTCCTGTCGCTACCAAATCTTGCCGGATCTATAGCCCACACAGTCTTCGCATTTGGCGCAAGCTCAATATCACGCTTCATGGCGCTCTCAACTAAATGATACGGCACAATCGTATCATCGTCGGCAAGAGGAAAGTCACCCATGACCCTTATAAGGAACGCGTTAGATTGTTCGCCATATCTCACGCGCATCTCGTCAACAAACTCTTCCGACACAAGCGGGCTATCTACGCATGACCAACGACGCGTCCACCAGCTAGATGCCATCTTTGTCTGGCTTTCGTAAAACGTTCCGCTGGATCTGGTCGGGTTAGACAAAAGTATCGTGGTCGCGTTGTGGCCCGACATTGATCCAGCAGCAGCCTCAAACACCTTCTCAGGCACACCACTAGCTTCATCAACAACCAGCAAAACATGCTCTGAGTGAACGCCAGCCAAGGCTTCTGGCGTTTCTGCACGGCTGGTACGGGCCGATATGAACGCCTCTGACGATGCAGCAGCAAGCTCAACACGATCCGACTTCACAGTAAGCAACTGCGATATCTCCTTGGGCAGCTCATTTATCCAACGTTTAAGCTCGGCAAAAAGCGCATCAAAAAGCTGGCCGCTGGTTGGCGCAGTCACAACAACCTTATTCGGAAACCGCAATAACAAAAACCAAAGCATGGCCCAAGACGCGGATGTGGACTTTCCCGTGCCATGACCAGACCTTACGCTAATCTTGCGCTCGCCAGCCGCAATGGCTTGCAAAAACTCTGCCTGATATGGCAGCGGCTCAGCTCCAAGCATCTCCCTAACAAAACGCACAGGATCTTGCGCGTACCGCGTCACAAAATCCTTCATCAGTTTTGCCTGTGCCTCACTCATTGTCTGGCTCCGGCGTAACGTCAATAATGCTTGACCTATTCTTACGTAGCGCATCCAAGTGCATGTCGCCCAAGCTAATCGTCACCTGAGCCGAAGGCTTCGTGCCGTACCTGTCAGCGTTCGCAGAGCCTGCCATAAACCGGCGATGATGAACACGCTCACGCGCTAGGCTAACGTCAGTCGATGTCAGGTCAGGCTTGTGCGTAAGATCATCCAATATGGCCAAGCCCTCCTCAACAAAAGCATCGGCGCTGTCTTTCCTAGCGCGCTCCAAAGCCTCGCGATAGTCCGGCACAGAATTAATAGCCGCGCTTAGGTAAGATCTGCTGCAATTATACTCTTCCGCAAGCTTGGCCAAAGTCACGCCCGATGCAACCTTGTCCGTTATGTAATCTATGCCACCGCGCTTGGCCACATCGCTTAGTATGCGCTTCTTTAACGCTCTGCCCGCCATTTGCTTTTCCCCAAATTTTGCAAAATTTTACGTGGGGCGGCGTAAGAAGGCAAGGGGGGTGCAGGGGGGGGTGGACAGACAAGACATTTGATGGACATGTCTGACTTGTCTAGCGCGACATTCGCTGACGGACAGACATGGACACCCCCCTAATAGGGTGTCCTGATGTCCGACGTGTCCGACAAAAATATGAGCGGGGTAAGTGTGAGGGTATAATAATAACACTACCGGCGAAAAGCTTTGGCGGGGGGGGGTTTGCTCCTGCAAGCTGCAAAAGCTGGCCGTGTTGCGTCTGGTGCATGGCCTTTATCGCATAATGTTTATTATGTTAAATTTATTGTGTAACGATAACAATGCCTTAGCGTTTTATGCCTACCTATGGTTGTGTCATGGCTGCATTTTAGGTGCATCTTGACCAGTTGGTCAGGTTCAATCTTGACCAGTTAGTCAGGTTTTAGTATTCGCGCGCGCGTCTGCGTGGCGGCGCTTCACTGTGTTGCGCGTCACTTTTTTTCATTTGATTGCATTTTATGCTTGCTCTATATATATCCTTGTGATATCTCTTGGATATCAACACAAAAAACAACATAGAAAATTAAGGGCAAGACATGACACACAATGTTAAAAAGATTGAAAACGGCCATTATGAGTATCGCGGTTTTAAAGTTGAGAAGCTGCACGATTACCCAGAATATGACTGGAGAATATTCAACGAAGATGGCGAATGGGAGAACACGTTTACCACAAAACGCGACTGCCTAAATTGGCTGGACGCTCGCGCCAAATACCAAGAAATGATGTCCTACAAAGTAGGAGCATGACCCATCGCTTTGCAGCGTTTAACGGCGCTGCCTTGCCATGTGTCAAGCATGAAACAAAAACAAAACACGGAGCAAAAAAGATGGATTATGAAAGCGAATTATTTGAAATAGATTATCACAATGGCTGGCTTGTCATCAAAGATAAGGAAACAAACAAGCAGGAATGCGTGCAACTTACTAATAATAAGGGCCGAAACATCACGTTAAATCAATTTAAATCCGGCATTAAATCACACGGCTTGGACAAAGCGTGTAAAACGTTCTTGAAGCTTGCGGCAACATATAAACCGACAGCAAAGCAAGTTTATGCTTGACCACATGATAGCACTAAGATATCGTCAAGATATAACAACACAAAACACGGAGAATCTAAGATGAGAATTTATGCAGCATGTTTAGCCTCTTATAATAGCGGCATTTTGCACGGCAAATGGATCGACGTCGCTGGCGAATGGGTTGACGAGATACGCGACCAGATTAGCGCAATGCTTGAAAAATCACCAGCGCCGGGCGCAGAAGAATATGCAGTCCATGATTACGATGGCCTGCCAAATTTTGGCGAGCATCCAGACCTGCAAGCAATAGCTGATTATTCGCGCTTGGTAGAAAGCGCAGCAGAAAGCGGCTACAATCAAGACGAGGTTCGCGCCATTGTTGATAATTACAACGGTAACATTGACGATGCAGAAAAGGCACTGGAAAGCGCTTTTGGCGTCTGGGATAGCTGGCGCGATTATGCCGACGAATACGCTGACGAGCTGTTAGCATGTGAAACCCAAGAAAGCTTCGCAAGTCGCTACTTCGACTATGAAGCCCACGCCCGCGATCTTGCGCACGACTACACCGCGCTAGACGTCCAGCGCGGCGTTCTCGTTATTGCGAACTTTTAGCATGACCCGCCCCGAACTTATCGCAAT